TTCATCTTTGAACCTCCAAATCTCGCTCAAGCTTTTCTGCTACGGCTTTGCGGACGTATGCCGCCTTCGGTTTAGGGATGCGCTCCCATGATGCCGCGTCGATCCGTATACTGGTATACACGGCTCCGTCCATCTTTTTACGCCCAGAACCTTCGCGGGCACCGCCTCTCTTTGCCATTTTGCCTCCTTTTGCCGGATACGCTCCGGCGGGCCGGTTATTTTGCATAGTCCATCACCACGGCGGCACTTCCGAGCGCATCGGCTCTGACTTCCGGTGGGCATGAGCGATAGAGGTCTACAAGACCAGCTTGATCTATCGGCTTATCACCTTCTGGGAGGGCCGCAAGTGTTATCCGGACATCAGAAAAATCCGCACGGATAGACTCTACGACTTCGCGGATCATCGTCTTTGCAAGTCCTTTCCCGCGCTCTTCTTTTGCAACAAAAACATGGTCAAGCTTGAAATATTCATCATAAACTTCCTCCATCTCGCCGGTTTCGTCATTTTGCACCATGTGAAAATCGCTATCATTGTAGCTTACCAGAACGAAGGAATTACCTTTTTTTACGCTGTAGTCTTTCATGTCATTGCCTCCTGTCATATATAACTATATCATACCGCTTTTCTTTCGTCAATACTTTTTTTCAATTATTTTCACTTATTTTCACTTTTCTAAAACAGCCCCGCCGTTGCGTCCGTTTTATCTTTTGGTATCCGTGTATAAGTTCGCTAAAAACAGCCTTCTCGTCGCTCTGGCGAGGTTATATCAATACTGCTGCGTCATCAACAGAACGAACTAAATGGTATTCTACGCCGAAATCTTTACACCGTTCCTCAAACCGAGCTTGAGCCGGAGACTGTTTCCCTGTCGGCGTCTTAACCTCGATGAAGGTAACTCCGCGACCAGGGATAAAAGCAATGAGATCGGAGACGCCGGGTTTTAGCCCCATCGTGATGAGCTGACCCTGCCTGACAGCGTTTCCTGCGGCTGCCTCGTTTGGCACCGAAAAGATAAAAACTCCGGCAGCCTGATATGCCTTAACAATTTCGGCTTGGATTTTTGCTTCGTCACATTTCATCGAAGTATATCCTCCGCGAGAACGTCGCGTACTTCGCTCACAGACGAAATGGCCTCAACCACCGATCGACTATCGGCACCGTCCCGGACAATCGCCGCCAATGCTTCGGCCATGATGTTTATAATTTTCTCTTCTTCGGTTAGTTTGTCCCAAATCGAATAACACGCACAGGCTGACATACCAAACTCGGGAAATCTTCCAAGCCCTGGATGATCGACCATTTTCGCCTCGCCATTTCGATTCCATAAAAGCATCGCATTTTCCAAAGTTACATTTCCCATTTCGTCGCTCTCCTTTGTGTTGGGTAAATTTACCGAGGTAGGTAAGGTAAATGCGTATATCATATATACGCATTTTACCTTTTTTACCTGTTTTCCGCGTTTTTATTTTACCTTTTTTACCTACCTATTTACCTTTTTTACCTAGTTCAAGAAACGAAATCATGTCTGGATCGTTGATTATATATCCGCTTCCGTGATGATTTATTAGCCCTGCCATTTTCAATTTATTACATAAACAGCCTTTTGCTGACGGTTTAGATTGCTGTTTTGCCGACGTTTCGCTCTTAGCATATCCGAGGTCAAATAGGGTTCTTGCAATTGCCGATGTCGAAACGAACGGTTTTCCGTCAACACTGTCGAGGGTTCCTATCGACCTGCAACAGTCTATAAAGGTACTTTTTTCCGTTTCGAGCGTCTCTTTTCCTTCTACTTCGGCAGGCGTTACGACGCACGTCGTGGCAACCTTGCCCCATTTGTTTATCCCCATCTCAATTACCTTGAGGTCAAATCCATAAACCTGTTCTTTTGATCCAAGCTGTCGCTGTTTTGATACTCTGAAAAACCGCTTCCCGTCCTCTTCTTTTACCTCGATTTCCGCGTCTATTGCGCCATATATTCCCGACCAGCCGCGAGATCCTTTTGATTGATCCTTTCCGCTATGATGGATTGCAACGACCGCAGTCTCCGTTTTCTTCGCAATAAGCTCCAGCGATTCCATTATTGGCCCCATATCCTCGCCGGTGTTTTCGTTTGCCCCCGCGCTTATTCGAGCGAGAGTGTCGAAGAAAATCATGCGAATCTTGCGGCCGGTGTTCGATTCTATTTCTTTAACTGTGTTTATTATTCCGCTCGTATATTCTGGATGCAGGAAAATGTTTACCGGAGCTTGCGCAATATGGATTCCAGCAGGTTTTTCTCCTGTTTCCTTTGTTATTGCTTGAATCCTTATTTTTATAGATTCTGGACTTTCGGCAGCAACATAAAGAACGTCTCCTTTTTCGACGTGCAGGCCAAGAAACTTTTTTCCAGCCGCAACTGCTGCCGCCATTGCTACTGATAAAAATGTCTTTCCGCTATTAGAAGCTCCATATAGAACCGCGACGGTTTTGTTGACAAAAAGGTTTTGTATAACTTCATCGGGCGGAATATATTCGTCACCGATATTTTCCGAGCTTATAACGTCGAGCATCGTTGAAAACTCGTTTCGTTTCGGCGTAAGAAGTCCTCTAAGGTCCCCGCCAGCGACCGCGAAATCATTCGCATCCTGTCCAACTTCCGGCATGACGATTACTCGCGCGCCGTGTTTCGCCGCCGCCTGGTTCGCGTAGTTTTCTCCGGTCTTTGATTCGTCATTATCCGCGACGATCACCAAGTCGGCCGCCGGGTGTTTCGCCCGCAAGATGCCGGTAACGGCAGGGAGATTGTTCGCGCTGTACGCGGCAACCGTAGGAGCGTGCATCGCCTCGCATATTGTCGCAGCCGTCGCGAACCCCTCGGCTATATAGATGGTTTTCTCGTCCTGCGCGGCGTCACCAAGCATATAAAAGCAGGACCCAACAGCTCCGCCAGGGTGATAGATCTTTTTCCCCGCTGAGTCGATGTACTGCAAAGACGATAGCGCGCCGGATTCGGTATATAAAGGTAAAATGAGCCGTCCGTCGCCTCCAACTCGGGCACCGTGCGTCTGAACCTGCTTTCGTGTAAGGTATGGATGCTCCGCGCTGGCGGGCTGTGCTGTTTCCCATATCTCGGCAACCGTAGCGGCTGCGCGCTCGCGCTTCTCTTTTAACGCGATCTCGCGCTGTGCGCGGGCGCGTTCGATCTGCGCCTTGACCGCAAACTCCTCGGCAACCGTGAGCGCACGCGGCATATCTGCGCGGAAGTTGTGCGTCTCGCCTGTGCGCCAGTTCCCGATCACACCGGCGGGGATGTTGTCTCCGTATATGCAGTACCATCCCGCGTCGTCTCTGGCTTGTTTGCTACCTGTTGAAAACCTGTGTATTTTTCCATCTGTATGAATCGGATGCGGAGGCTCAAGGCCGGCAGATCGGAACGCCTCGTCAAGCTGTTCGACGAGCGGACGCGGCTCATGGTGTTGTGGCAGAGAATCCGCCTTAATAGAATAGAGTTCAATGTTTGCCATGATTATCCTCGTAAAGATATTCAGCCAGTTTTTGAAAGTTCGCAAGGGAAAGATTGTATTTCCCAGAAAGAAAGTTCGCCATTGTTCCTGGCGAAATACCTATCCGGCGTGCAACCTCAGAGGCGTTCCGGTCGCTCATCTTTTCTTTAACATCCTCAACGCTATATTTTCTTGCCATGTTGTTCTCCTAAAATCACAGTATCATTACAATAAAAAAAAAGCAAGTGCTTTGTTTTTTTTGCTTGACATTATTTTTTACCCATGCTATAACTTATTTATCACCTGCAACCGGGAAAAACCGACCGCAGGAAAGGAGGCCAAAATGGCTATTATGTTAAAGAGGACAAGTGCAGTAGAACCTGCATACGTCAAGGTTTTGGTTTATGGAGCCTCTGGAGTTGGGAAAACTTCCTTAATCCCGTCGCTACCAAACCCAGTGGTTCTGTCCGCAGAAGCCGGACTGCTTTCAATCCGTGGTTCAGATATTCCTTATATTGAAATATCTACTATGGAAGAGCTTCGCGAGGCTTATGACTATGTCAAGGATTCTGAATACGAAAGCGTAGCTATCGATTCTCTTTCTGAGATTGCCGAAGTCATTCTGTCAACAGAAAAGAAAATAGCAAAAGACCCGAGACAGGCTTACGGCGCAATGGCCGATCAGATTTCTGACATAGTCCGCGCATTTCGCGATCTCCCAGGCAAACACGTATACATGAGCGCGAAGGTTGAGCGCACTCAAGATGATCAGGGAAGGCTGCTTTATAACCCGTCAATGCCTGGGAACAAGATTGGTCAGTCTCTTCCGTACCTTTTTGATGAGGTTTTTGCGTTACGCGCCGAAACTGATCAAGACGGCCAGCTCGTTCGTATGCTCCAAACAGACACCGACGGCGTTTGGAACGCGAAGGATCGATCTGGGAAGCTCGATATGTGGGAGCCTGCTGACCTTGGAGCAGTGATAAGGAAGGTGCTGGCATGAATATAACGGTACAAAAAAATATCTACCAAGACTGGATCGACGCAAAAGAGGCTGAGCGCGAAGCGACAGAACGTCGCCGAAAGATTGAGGACCGCCTGGTTAAAGAGTTCGAGATACCTGAAACGCTCGAAGGCACGCGATCGGTTGACGCCGACGGCTACATCGTAAAGATCGTTGGACGCATGAATCGGAAGATCAATGCCGACGAATTGCAGGATGTTGCCCGAGAAGCCGGGCTTGATTCCTACCTCGGCGATCTGTTCCGGTGGAAGCCGGAGATCATCGCGGCCGCATGGAAGGCCGCAGACAAGAGCATCACGTCTGTTCTTGAACAGGCGATAACAACGGAGCCCGGAAGACCGAGCTTTAGCATCGAGCGCAAAGAAGAAAAGGGGACAAAGTAAATGGCAAACATCGCAGATTTTTCACGAATGGCTGACGAGCTTCCGGAACAGGAATATGACCTGGTCCCGGAAGGTGTTTACAACGCGGATATTGAAAATGCTGAGCTGAAGGATACCAAGAACGGTACCGGCCAGTATATAAATATCCAGCTCAAGATCATCGGCCCCACACACGCAGGCCGCGTTGTGTTCGCAATGATCAATATAAAGAACGCGAATCCGAAAGCCGAGGAGATCGGACTTCGCCAGCTTAAAGAGCTTCGGACAGCGTGCGGGATCGCTACGCTGCGTGACACCGACGAGTTGATCGGGCGCACCGTAAAAATCAAGGTAAAGATCAATCCTGAGAAGGACGGATACAAAGCGAGCAACTCAGTCGCATCGTATCAGTCGATAAACGGCGGAGCAATGCCTGCGCCAGCATCAGGATCAACACCTCCGTGGGCAAGATGGGCAAGAAAGTAATCTAAAATAACAATGAGGACGGTTTAATGGCCGTCCTCTTTTTAATGGAGTAACAATGAGCGAAATCATCGACCCGATACAATCAAAAATAGACGCAGTTTTCGAGGCCATGCCAAATGAGCCGCGCGGACACATAGGACCTAGCCAGGCAGGCGATCCGTGCGAGCGACGCCTGTGGCTTTCTTTTAGATGGGCCGTTCGAAAAACATTTCCGGGGCGTATGCTTAGACTTTTCAAGCGCGGCCAGGACGAGGAAATAAAAATCGTGCAATTATTGCAAGCAATCGGTATAGATGTTCGCGAGTACGGAGAAAATCAGCGCCGAGTATCGTTCGGCGGACACGTCTCAGGATCGATTGACGGTATTATTCTTTCCGGAGTTCCCGAGGCACCGACAAAAGCACATATACTCGAATGCAAAACGCACAATCTCAAAAGCTTCGAGACTCTCGTAAAATCAGGCGTAAAGATCGCGAAGCCAGAACACTGGATCCAGATGCAGTGCTACATGAAGGCGACCGACATTACCCGCGCGCTTTATGTCGCCGTATGCAAGGATGACGATCGTATTCACACCGAGCGCGTTGAATACGATCAAGTAGCCGCTGGCGTTGCAATTGACCGTATGCAAAGGATTAGCACGACCGAAAGCATACCTGCTCCAATCTCAACAGATTCAACATGGTATCAATGCCGGTTCTGTGAGGCGCACGAGTTCTGTCACGTATCGAAGAAAACAAAAGAGGTCAACTGCAGAACTTGCGGACACGCGACACCGCTTGGAACTGGAAAATGGCACTGCATGAGATGGGCGTCTATTATTCCGGAGGACGCGCAGCGAGAAGGATGCGGATCTCACTTTCCGCACCCTGATCTTGTCCCGTGGAGATTAGACCGCGAACGGTCAACAGAAATAGCCGCGTACTATGAAGGCATCGGTCTTGTTGGAGAAGGCGGGAGGCCGTCGAAAGAATGCTTGAATTAAGACCGTATCAGCGCGACTCTATCGATTTTACCTGGGAGTATATCCGAAAGTATCCAAGTAATCCTTGTGTTGTTCTGCCTACCGGAGCCGGGAAAAGCGTGGTAATCGCCGAGCTATGCCGCGAGGCAGTAACTTCGTGGCCAGACACGCGAATACTCATGCTAACCTCAAGGAAGGAACTAATAATACAGAACGCGCAAAAGATGCTGACGATCTGGCCAAATGCACCGCTCGGGATTTTTTCAGCGTCTGTCGGAAAGCGCGAGATTGACCGAATTACGTTCGCCGGCATCCAGACTGTCCGCAATAAGGCTTTGGAGCTCGGGCGGCGCGATCTTGTTCTTATTGACGAGTGCCATGAGATCGCAGCAGAAGAAAACGGAGTCTACCGGACATTGATCGGCGAGCTTAAAGCGATCAACCCGGCTTTGCGCGTTATTGGATTCACTGCAACGCCTTACCGTCTCGGACACGGAATGATTACAGACAAGCCTGCGCTGTTCGATGATCTCATTGAGTCGGTGACGATTAAACAGCTAATGGACCAAGGGTTCCTTTCCCGTCTTGTATCGAAACACACGGGGCTTACGATTGATACCGCAGAAGTTCATAAGCGAGGCGGAGAGTTCGTTGACGCCGAACTACAAAAGGCTGTTGATACAGACTACAATACAACGCAAGCAGTTGATGAGACAATAAGGCGCGCAGGAGCTCGCCGAAGCTGGCTTTTCTTTTGCGCAGGAGTTGAGCACGCGCAGCACGTGCGAGATGAGCTTATAAACAGAGGGATCAACGCCGCGTGCGTTACCGGTAATACTCCTCGATCAGAACGCGATTCGATCATCAAACAATTCCGCGCCGGAGAGATAAAAGCGCTCACGAATGCGAACATCCTGACAACAGGCTTTGACGCACCAGATATTGATTTGATTGCAATGCTTAGGCCTACAATGTCGCCAGGATTATATATGCAGATGGTTGGACGCGGACTCAGGCTCAAGAGTCACGGCGGCGACTGCATGGTGCTTGATTTCGCCGGGAACGTCGAACTTCACGGCCCTATCATATCGGTGAAACCTCCGAAACAAAAAGGAAAGGGTGATGGAATTGCACCGTCAAAGATTTGCCCGGACTGTGATGAGATATGCGCAATGTCTGCGAGAAAGTGCCCTGCGTGTGGTCACGAGTTTACGAGAGAAGAAGAAAAAAAATGGAGGCTACACGATGACGACATAATGGGCGAAGATCGGATTAAAACAGTTTGTATCGCGTACTGGAAATGGTCGGTCGAGCTGTCAAAGAAAAGCGGGAAGGAAATGATTGTTTGTAGATATTATCCTGACGGTATAGGCGAACAGCCGATTGCAGAATATTTTTGCGTGTATCACGACGGATTCGCAGGAATTAAAGGCAGGAAGGCGATCAAGGAAATATGCGATGCTATTGGATTCGATACAATACCAAATGATACAAAAGAACTAGACCGTGCGCAGTGTCCATTGTCGCTAAAGTACGTCATGGATGGAAAGTTTCCTCGTGTGTTGGCAAGAGATTTTCCGCCGGTAGAGCCTAAATATTTAGACGTTGTTCCGTTTTAATAAATAATAAAAAACAAGGAGGCAAATCATGACGCATGAGGACACGATTGAGATGAACATGATAAAGAATAAGAAGAAAAAGCGCGAGTTTTATGCCATGACAATAGCTTGTGAGATCATGGCGGTGCTTGATCCTTTTATAGATGACAATGCCGATTTTGACGCCGCGCTGGATGCGGTGTATGCGGTTACTTTGAGGGAGGCGATAATATAATGAGTAATAATATGATGACGAACAGCCTGCTATTTGCAAACGATCCAAACGAGCCGCGGCGCGTTCCACGAAGTTGCGCCGAGTGTGTACACGTCATGGGTTGCCGTGTAAAAACCTGCAAAGTCTTGATCGCAAGAGAAAGAGAAGCAAAACGAGAAGCGGAAGAAAAAGCGATAGAAGAAGCGTTATCACGCGCCAGAGCTTGAAGCGAGTTTCCTTGAGATCATCCCTTTCCGCCGTAATTGTCTCGGCTACGGCTGCGAGGGCTTCGACTTTTTGCTCCGCGATGATTGCGCTTTGCTCCGCTTTCTTTGCAGATTCCGCAAGTGTTACGGCTTTTTGTTTGATAGGCTCCGGCGCGACGGAAAGGATTTCCGCGAGATCGGACGCCTGCTCTGAAACTGAGGCGGTATCTTTGACAACCCGGGTGATGGCTTTATCCGCCTCCATGATCTCAACCGTAGGCGTTACAGTCCGGCAAGCCGTTGCCGATAAACAGATGGCGAGTGATGCGATAAAAATACGAGCCATGAATCTTCCCCCTGTTTGACTTTTCCTTTCAAGCGATTATTTTCACCGACGTGTCGGAAGCCAAA